TGCCATTTTACCGCAAAATCAGGTGTTTTCTGCCACTTTTGGGAACGCACACACCATATGCTCTATGCTGAAACCTGTAACAAAACAGTCCTCCACGCCCATTTTATGTTCTAATATATATACTTTTACCTCATTTTCAGGCATTAATATACCATATTTGATATATTTTCACCCACTCCAGAGACAAAATGCAACGAAAATGCCGGGGAAATGAAAATCACCCCTCATTTTATATATCATATTTGATATAATCATCTCATATATGATATATTACGGCATATATTCCTTATATATAATGTGTCTATAACCCGCGGCGGCCTCTTTTAAAGATCCGCGCCATTGCTTTAATGCATATATATTATATAAAATATCCCACCATTATATTTTGCGAAGTAACACCAAACACCCCTAGCGCCCCATACAATCAACGGGACTACCCAACACGGATAAAACAACCCTAAATGGCATAACGCCCACTCAGCACCCTCTCGGCGGGAACTGCGACCACCCACAACAAACCGCGGCGCTTCTCCCTTACAGGCCCCATTCTTTTGCGAAGTAAGCATAAACCCCCAAATTAACACAAAACAACTATATATAAATACAAACCAACACGCGCCATCCTACACGTTATCTGTCCACACAACAGATACCACTACTATATATATAGGGGCGAGAAATATGCCGTATACTTCGTAAAATGGGTATTGTACGAAGTTAAAACAGCCACTAATTGGGTGTATATTTTGCGAGCCATATATGACATGAACCATACACATGTCAAGGGCGTGAATGATTTATTTTTTGTGGGTAATTATTTTGTTGGGGTAAGTTAGTGTAGGTTAGCTGATAGGTGGGGTACAGGGGGCTCCTCCCGTGGATATTTACATACATTATTTGGGTGAAATGATTGACTTCATCTAAAATCCATACACCCCATATTTTTCAAAGGTATATACCCCGCCAACAATTACTATCATCAACCAAAACCAAAAGTATATACTTCTCTAGAAAGGAGGCTACGATGGCCGAGAAAAAACCTAAAGAATATTGGAGAGAAAGAAAACTTGCCCAACGCGAGGGGAGGACTACACGCACAAAAGCAAAGGACGGCGTAGGGATTAAGAAGCGTAATAAGGGCAAGGTTGCTAGTCAATGGACGCAAACCGAGCAACAGGAGAAATGGCTCAACTATTATATGGATCCTAAGTCGCCGAGTTATGCAAACGCCTATGCAAGCGCTATACGTGCAGGCTACTCTCGGTGGGCAGCTACTAAGATGGAGACGAAGGATTGCCAAAAGTGGGTCGCCGAGGCTAAGAATATGATGCGTCTTACTCCTGAACACCTTAAACAGCAGCTACAGATGATTATCGTCAACGACATAAGTAAAGATGCCGATAAGATTAGCGCTATTAAGTTACTTGGTAAGGAACATAACATGTTTGTCGATAAACAGGTCACGGCCCATATAGGGATCGAGGAAGCATTGAAGGAGTTAGATAACTTATGAGCGAAGTAAAGAAGAATCGTAAGCTTATTTATATCTGGGATGAGAACTTAGCCTACTTTAATAGTTTGCCTAATAAATCAGCCGCGATTAATCTATTACTCAAGAAAGCCCGCGCTGATGGATGATATTAAGCTTACTCGTGAGCAGCTAAAGAAAATAGCTGCGATCAAGAAAGACTTCTACAAGTTCGCTAAGATGAACCTGTACATTAAGGACAAGTTCGCGAATATCGTGCCGTTTGTCCCTAATGAACCCCAGCAGGCTTTAATTGATTACGTGTTGCTTTGTATTCTAGAGAAACGGCCAGTAAAGGTTATCATCTTAAAGGCCCGCCAGATGGGCTTTAGTACGGCCGTAGAGGCTCTCTGTTATTGGTGGACGTCTACTAACTTCAATATTAATAGTGTTATCATTGGTAATGACGAGAAGTCCTCACTCAACCTTTACAGGATGTTCCGTCGTTATTTTGACAACACCAATATCTTGTTTAAACCGAGTGTTCGTTACAACACTAAGAGCGACTTAACGTTTGAGAAGTTCGATGAGAGCGGTAAACAAATAGGCTTGGGTTCAGCCATTAAGATTGAGACAGCCAAGAACAAGTCAGCGGGGCGTTCAGACACCGTAAACTTCCTACACGCGAGCGAACTTGGGGCTTGGGAGAATGGAGAAGACTTAGTTGCTTCTCTTATGCAGACAGTGCCAGATGCCGAAGTGATGGATAAGCCATCAATGGTGTTTCTAGAGTCTACCGCAGAAGGGCGTGGTAACTATTTCCATAAAGAGTACGTCGCAGCTGTTAATAAGAAGAATAACTATCAACCATTATTTGCCCCCTGGTGGATTCTTGACACTTACGAGCGGGATGCTACATTTGAAGACTTGGGCCAATTAAACGATTACGAGTCATTCTTAGTCGAGTTGATGAAGAAAGGTCACGAGACATTGGGCCATAAGTTCACCATTAAGGAGGAGTCTATCCCTAGGAAGATTGCCTACTACCGAAGGAAGGCAAAAGACTTCGCGGCTACTCCTGAACGTCTACCCCAAGAGTACCCCTCGACGTGGGAAGAGGCGTTCATTGCGAGCGGTAAGAACGTATTCAACCCATTAGCCTTACAGGAGATGGAGAAGGATGCGACCCCATTAGAGGATGTTGAGTATTACAAGATTACTCCATTAGAGGATCGCCCTTACGAGGAATTCGAATTAGAGAAAGTACAATTCGAACCTAATGAAACGCCCGATGACTTTACCTACAAAGCACCACTTAAGATTTGGGAGAAGCCTAAGCCTTATAAGGAATACGTTATTGGCGCAGATGTTGCAGAAGGTCTTAAAGGTGGCGACTTTAGCGTTGCAACTGTTGTAGATATTTCAACAATGGAGGTTGTAGCTCGCTGGAGAGGACATTGTGACCCCGACAAGTTCGGCGAGATCTTGGGTGCTCTTGGTACGTATTACAATTATGCCCTTATAGGTGTAGAGGTAAACAACCACGGCCTTACTACAGTACAGAAACTCCGTGATACCTTCTATACAAACCTATACAAGCGGGATAGAGGCTATGACGAGGAATGGGAGACACCTACTGTTAACCTTGGCTGGAAGACCGATATGCGAACTAAACGCTTAATGATTGACGACCTTATCAAGCTAGTCCGCGAGCGCGTGATTAAGGATAAGGATATTGTATTCATTAATGAGGCATTCAGCTACGTGCGTGATGAACGTGGTAGAATGAATGCAGAGGAAGGCTCTCATGACGACGTTGTAATGAGTACAGCTATCGCTTACCAGCTGTTCCCTTGGGGTGATAACGATATATCAAACTTAAAGGTAGTTTCTACCGCAAAGATGCATAAAATAACCAATGGATGATAAAACACTACTAGAGGTAACCAAGCGCTTTAAAAAGGCGCGGCAGTATACCGAGTCCCACTACAAAAAGACTTGGGCAAATGCATTTAAGTCTTACAACGGCATTAGAACAATTAGGGGATATGCAGGGCAAGCTGATGAGTTTGTGCCTGAAACGTTCTCAATCGTAGAAGCTCTCGTATCCTCATACGTTAAAACAAAGCCGCGATTTAAATACTGGCCATTACACGAAGAGCAAGAGCAAAGCGTTGAGGCCTTAAACGGGCTTGTCAACTATTACTGGTCAATCAACAACATGACCGATAAGATGATTAGCTGGATTAAGGATATGGCCCTATATGGTACAGGTGTACTTGCCTTTAGTTGGCTAAAAGATCGCCCGCTTATCCAGAATATCCCCTTAAATGACTTTTTTGTAGACCCAGCTGCGCGCCATATCAACAACCCAGAAGAGCCTGGATACCCCCGTTATGCGGGTTATCGCTACCTTACAAGCCTTGAACAGCTCAAATCTCAAATGGAGGTGGACGTAGAAACCGGTAAAGTAGAGAATAAGTACAAAAACCTCAGTATGGTAGTCTCCGGAACCGACAGCGAGGAGATGGATAAAGACATCAAAGAGATGTTGATCGGCTCTACTTACGGGAAAGACGCCATTAGCGAGCAGGTAGAGGTTATCGATTACTGGACTGAGAAGAAGCACGTTATGATCGCTAACCGTAGCGTTGTTATCTTAGAAGAGGACAACCCCTACGCCCGAAAAGGGTCAACAAAAGAGCTGCCGATGGATCTAGACGGCGAGATTATCCCAATGAAGGTGAAAATCCCCGCCATTAAAGGCTTTCTGCCATTCGCAGTAGCCCGTAACTACGTTGATACAAGCCTATTCTACGGTAAAGGTATCGCCGAGGTTATTCTTAAGACTCAGGAGTTGCTCAACGATACAGCGAGCCAGAAACGGGACAACATTGCTTACGTGTTGAACAACATGTGGCAAATTGAGCCTCGTTATCAACACCTAGCTGAGCGTATCCAGTCCGCACCGGGCGCTATATTCCCAATCCCTAAGGGTGCACTTACTCCAATTGAGAAGAATGACATTAGCCCCGCCACTGATGCCGAGATTTCTCGCCTTACTCAGCAAATGCGTACTGCAGTAGCCGCGGATGCAGCCGTTCAGGGTATTAGCCAACGTTATAGCCGTACTACCGCCACTGAGATATCTAACCAGATGGAGCAATCAGACGCCCGCACGAACGTTAAGATGCAGTCACTCGAGGATGGCGGCCTATCTCAAGTGGGCTCAATCCTGTTTAAGATGATTCAATTGTTCGTTAAAGAGGATACTCCAGTACGGATGACTGACCATAACCAGATTACTTGGCAAGTCTATAGCCCAGATGTCTATTTTGGTGAATATCAGCCAAAGGTTGTACTCGAAAGTACTGCAGACGCCGAGATTGCTATGCTCAGCCAGGCAATGCAGACAGCTGCTCAGTTCAGCCTCCAGAATCCTCTCGTTAACCAGGAAGCATTCCTCCGTAATATGTACAAGACTCTCTTTAGCAAGTACATGACCGAGGACGACATTAACGAGATGCTTACTGTGCCGCAACCAATGATGGGCCCTGACGGTCAGCCAGTTGATCCGAGCCTCGTACAAAGCGGCGCATCACTAGCCCCAGGCGCTGAGGAGTACTTGCTAGGCGCAGCCGCAGCTCAAGGAGGTGGTGATTCCTTTAACAAACGGGCCCAAACCGGCAACCAAGGCGGCGGTGGAGCCAATAGTAACGATAACAACATTAGACGGGTACGAAACGAACACGCATCAACCCGATTAAGGTAGTAAATGGAAGAGAGCAATAAATGGGAGAAGATCGCCCATCAATGGGAGCAATTCTCCAAAACAGAAGCCTATAAAGAGTTAATGGGTTACATTGACCTACAGAAGGATGTAAATTCTACATTAGCTGCTGGGCCTATTGAGATATACAAGGAAGTGCCAACCGTTGACGGGAAAACAACTCAACAACTCGAGTTTGAACCTGAGAAGCTGGCGTATCTTTTACAACGCAATGTAGGCCTCGATACAATCCGCCTTTACATCGAGGGCTTTAGTATCAAGTAATTTCTACAACAATGTAATATTTACAGCGTAGGAGGGTTTTCGCCCCTGTCCCTCCTACACTCCCCTTAAAGGCGAAAAAACGATAGATGAACTAATAGGAGTACACTAGAATGGAAGATTCCCTTACCGGAACTAACGATGCTAGCCTCAATCAAGAGCCTACTAGCGTTAACGAACCGGCGGATATCTCTAGCGATACTACCTCTCAAGCTCCAGTAGAGCAAGATGTAGTAGCTGAGCCCGCCCAAGAAAGCGAGCCAGCAGACAGCGGCTTGAGTAAATTCGCGAAGGCGCAAGGTTTTGACCTTGATAACGCTAGCGAGGACACTAAACGAGCCCTTAAAATTGCTCTGGATAATCAGCGCTCATTCCGTAGCGCGAAACAACTAGCAGATACCAGCGAGCCTACCGACGACCTGCGCGCAGAGGTTGCTAACTTGAAGTACGAGCGACAAGTTGAGCGATTCTTTGGCGAGCAAGGCCGTGACCGCAATCTCGAAGCGGTAATGTATGACATCGTAAAGGATAAGGCTGCTAAATACGGCGTAGAATATGCAAACAACCTACGACACGACCTCGACACTCTGTATGATTTAGCCGTGCTTAAGTCGAGCAAGAACACCTCGAATGTAGATCCGGAGCAAATCCGCCGAGAGGAAAGGGAGTCTATCAATCAACAACTCCAGCAGGGCACTCAAGCCCATGCTACTGATAATTCAGCGGACAATGAGTCTCTCGAGTACTTACTAGCCAACTACGATGGCTCTCCTGAGATGGCCGCTAAAATAGACAAATTAATAAACTAGGAGAAATATAACTCATGGCAAACCGAGTTACCCCGACAGTCGGCCAAGGTGCAAAAGATATCTCTGGCGGCGGGGCCTCAAAGGCCTTTATCCCCCAAATCTGGAGCCCAGAAGTTGAGAAGAACTACACTGACAACTACGTGGTCTTCGACTTTATCGATAAAACAAACCTTGGTGATGGCGTCCACATGGGCGATGTCGTTCACGTCCCCTTCATGAAGGAGATCACCGACAGTACCGCTACTAACACTACCGTTGAAAGCGCATCGGCTATTGATGCTGTTGATGTATCGACCGTTGATGTGTTGGTTGACCGCTACCTCCGCAAGGCAGTTGGTGTCCAGGATGTTGCCGCTACTCAAAGTAAATACGAGTACCGGGCACTCTACACTGAGCGTCTTGGTCGCTGGATCGCCCGCGCACACGATGAGGAAGCTATCAAGAAAGCTATCGCTGCATTTACAGCTGGTAAGATCGCCGCTAGCGGTGCAGATGGCCACTTGAGTTACAAAGACATCGTCGCTGCGATGGCTCAGCTTGACGCTAACAACATCCCAGAGGATGGTCGTGGTATCTTCCTTAACGGCTACGCACGTGCTGACCTCCGCAATATTCCTGAGTTTACCTCTTACAAGGAAACTGGTGAAGCTGGTCTTGTCAAGAACCGCGGCTACGTTGGCCACTTCTTCAACACTCCAGTGTTTGTCACCAATGCTTTGACAACTGATACGGCCGGCGGTAAGCGCACGAGCCAGGTCATTGTCATGCACAAGACAGCCCTTAAGGGTGTTGCCCAGATGGCTAAGACTGAAGGTGATCGCGACAAGCTCGCTGGTGTTGACTACGTTGTTGCATCGACTCTGTTCGGCGTCGGCGCAGTTCGCCCAGAAGCTGGTGTGATCATCGAGCGCAAAGTTACTAAGGAATAGTAGCTAGACTTTAAGCCTCCTCCCAAGCGGAGGGGGCTTATTTTAATATAAGGAGATAATAATGCTAAAAAATATTATTAGCAAATTAGAGGCCGCCGGATTTAATCTTGAATACTCGCTTGACACGGTGAATGTAAAATCCGGGAAAGACACTGTTAACGGTGAAATTTGTGCGAGCAGCCCAGAAGAGAGCTGGGTAGATAGCTCAGTTATTCGGGCACTATCGAGCGAAGAAGAGCATGGCATCGACCTATTTATCAAACTCTCAAACGAGAAGTCCCTTAAGATGCCCGACCTGTTTATCCTGGATACTGACAATGGGATGGTTAAGCTTGGCAAATCGTTGGGTTTTACAAAGGAAGATCCATCAATATTAACCGGCAAACAGCTGGACGCTATTCGAGTAAAGGTAATGGGCATGAACCCCAAAACGTATAAGGTGAACTAATTATGGCTAAATGGATTAATAACGATGCGTGGAACGCATTACTCGGCAAGCTAAAGACAGCCGACCAGATATGGGTTACATCAAGCGGCGAGTCAAGCTTCTCGAGCCTAAGCGCGGCAAAACTCGGGTCAAAGGGCTTTAACGCCGGAACTGTATCCTTCCCCGCTGGGTCGGAGAAAAACGTGACACTGCCAACAGTTTCTGGTGTATCCGTAGACAAAACAGGACAAGCTACCCATGTTGCACTTATCCGTTCGGCGTCTAGCGAGGTTCTAGTTATAACTGAAGTTACCCCACAGCAAGTGGTGCAGGGTGGAAGTATGGATATCGGTGCGATAACACTGCGTGCGGAGGTGTTGTAATATGCCGGCAATGGCTCGCGAGGAATATTTACGACGGATAGCCGACCACGCAGAAGAGGCGGGGTTGAAAGCTCAGTTCGATTTTCGACAATGCACCATATACACTAAACGCGGTGAGACTGTCGCCTGGTTCGATATGGACGATAGACGGAGCTTCCGGCTCGGTGGGAAGCTATTTAAGATCATGTCAAACAAAATAACAGATCAAGACATCGGAGCGCTCAAGGAGTTTACCGATATAGCGGGACGCCAGACGCGAGGTACGTTGTATGCTGTGAGGTCGAACCATGGCGAGTTATGGAGCGCAAAGGAGCTAATTGATGGCTCCGGGGTTGAGAATGCTGCAAGCGAACGATTCAATGCATTCTATACAATACTCGGTGCACGACGCTTGATTTTGAGATATAATATACCAAACCCTAAAATAGTTCCTGTATTCGACGGGAGGTACGTCGGCGTAGGGGCTTACGCGGATGACCTGTCAAAAGGCGCGAATGTGCCAGATGAGGTTGGCCTGGACGGTATACTGAAACCGGGATTTGTGTACGATCCAGTAACTGACAGCAGATGGAGGCAGGGGTGAACAGAAATCTATCTATCGGAACATCTATATCGCCCACTTCGACGACTGACAATTCGATAACACTCCGGAGTGGTGACGCACAGAACTTTCCAGATACACCATTCTTTGCAACAATCTGTCCCGCAGTGGAGTTGGCAACGCCGTACAATAGCGAGATATTACTAGTAACACAGATTGTCGGCGACACTATGGTGATACGACGCGCCCAGAAAAGAACAAACGCAAAAAGCTTTCCTGGCGGCTCAATAATCTTTATTGGTCACTATTACGAGGGGAGCGCAAGAGTCGGCGATATATTTATGACACTAAAGACAAACCCTACACCCGGCAGGATATTTATGGATGGGACAGCCTTCGAAGAAGAAGAGTATCCGCTGCTCGCAAACTTTATAAGCAAAAACCCGGAGTATGGCTCGATGATCGCTTCTGGTGTATATAAGCTAACTGATATGCGCGGTAGATTCCCTCTCATGACTCGTAGCGGTATATCTGTTGGCGTTAAGGGCGGGTCTGAGAATTATGCTCTAGTCCCAAATAACTACAGGCAGAATGCATGGCAGTCTCAAGCGCTCGGGGGAAGCTCGCTCAAGCAGGGGTTCAACAACCTAGGAGAGAATAGGGGCAGCGGTATGAATACGTTCGCCGGAGGAGCGCTAACGTCTCCTGGCAATAATGAACCGTTCTCTATTATGCCGCCATATATATCAGTAAATTTTGAAGTCGTAACAGGATAATAGTATGGCGCAGTATGTCAGCGATAGAAATATAGATAAGTCTAATTTCTCTCTACAAATATACAAACCAGGAGGGGCTTTAGATCGAACCGGCGAGAATCATTTATTGCTGACGTCCGCAGGGACAGACCACTATGCTAAGTTCTTACCGAGCGATGGATTTTATGACGGAGAAATACTCGTAAGATTCCGCTACTGGTCTGAGCAAGACGGGCTAACCGGCGTAGCAGCTTTTAGATTCACCGGAACATCGCAGGCGACAGCTAATGGTTACATGGTGAGCCTACTAAGAGATGGTCAAACCCCTGGGTTCGTTATTTACGACAACGCTAGAGGGACAGTGCCCGGAAGCCCACTCCCCTTTAACCACCAACGGGGGGATTGGTACTGGGTTCGGGTCAACTGGATGGGGACGGCGATACGCTACAAGGCCTGGGCGGATGGCAGTGATGAACCGCCCAACTGGAGCAGGTCTGTAATTTCGACAACAGTGCCCCCAACGTCCGGACAATCTGCTGGGTTATACAGCTTTAACAGTGGAACGGTAGAATATAGCTACTGGGGTTATGATACCTATGGCGATACCGTCATGCCCCCAGCGGTAAGAGAACGGCCAGTCGAGGATGGTGGCAAGTATATTGCGGCACCGTTTGGTGGATCGCCATTTGGTGGTTTAATAACACATACTAGCGCTTCACCGTCTATTCCGCTTGAAGTGCCTATTCAAACATTGAGGCTGACGCCGTCGCGAGCTACACTTGCGCATATCCCGCCGAAATATACGATAACTCCGAAGAAGTTTTGGCCAAGAGTGCATATAGGTAGGGTCAGCGCGTCATATATGCCGCCCAAGCCGGGTGAGCTGCGCCCCGCACAGGTTATAGAACGCCTAACAATCAGGCCACCTACACTGACCCATACAGGCCCTGTATACGCCCTGCAAGGGTCTAGAATTACCGAGAGGATAAATATATCATCTCCAACCTTAACGGCCCTCACGGCGGCTCTCATACAGCCTGGTGGGGTAAATCTAAGGGTCAATATTAGTAGCCCGAATGTTATATTTACACCAAAGCCCGAGGCTTTGACGTTGAAGCCAGCGCCAACAACTTTGCGGCTAACAATAACGCGGACTAATAATTTATTAGACCCAAGCGTATACAGCATTGAATATAAACAATACAAGCCTGATTATGTGGGTATAAAAGCATACGAAGGCGAAACATTAAACATTGACCGATACCGCCCCGATACAATAGAGACGGGCAAGATCGATAGTGTCGAACTAAATACAAACAGATATAAGCAAATAGTAATTAAATAGAAAGGACTTAAAATGTCAAATTCATTAAGCCGCTTTAGCCCAACAGCCACCTGGGACTCGCTCCCGGAGGGGAGTCTTGGGTTGGCGCTCATACCTAGCGGTGGCGCATATACCGTAGAGGCTACCAGCTCGGCTGGCGGCGCTAACGTGCCTAAGCTCGGCGAGAGTGACAGTGCTTGGGCGGAACAGGCCACTTCTAAGGGTAAGTGGCTATACCGCCGGTATAACGGGATGCTCTTGTTGAAGCCAGACGGCCCATACAGCCAGACACCAACCCTTGCTCAGGGCAACAATGTCGTATTCAACATTCCGGCCCCATATCGCGATGGTATTCAGACAACTGTAGCCCCAATGCTTAAGAATATAGGCAACGAGCTGTCGCACGATGGTTCGTATATCAAGGTTGATCCGGGTGGGAATGTGACACTCAACGCAAAAGCTGCCGCTCTATACGTAGTCCCAACCGTTCTTATTCCTACCGGCCTCTAGGAGATTAAATGACACTCGCCGATTTACGTAAGCGGGTGATGATAGATAAGCTGGATGATGAAGATTACGAGCCAGAAATCATCGACAACTTTTTGAATGACGCCCAGCGGGATATATTCAACCAATTTGAACTGCCATTTATGGAAAAGATTTTTATTGGTGATGTACCCGCTGGTACGTCTATCATTAAGCTGCCAGATGACGTTAGCAGGGTAGAGATGCATGCAATGAGCGGAGTGCCTAACTTCTTTCAAATGAAGTGCGAGTATCGCGACTTCTTTATGCGTTTTGCAGATGCGATGAACAACAAACCGCATGCGCCCTACTACTGGACTGAATACGCCGGCAATATTCTATTAGACGCCCCGACTGATAAAGAATACAAACTATACACGTACTACTACAAGAAGCCAAATACAATGGCCCAAGATACCGATAAGCCCGATATCCCCGAAGAGTTTACCGAGCTACTCATTCTTGGCGCACTCCGTCGTGTACATGACCGTAACGAGGATATGGATCTATCCACTCAGGTGGAGAACCAGTACCAAGCTCAATTACAAGAGATGGTTACTCGCTTTGGTATGCGCGATGCATTTGGCCCTGTTAAGATGCGTAATTTACAAATATAGGAGGATGAATGGCGCAGCAAGTTAAAATTGCTACCCAGCTAAATCTAGGAGGTATCGACCTTGTTACGCCAGTCGACCTTCTCCAGGAGGGTAAGAGTCCTTTTAGTAAGAACTTCCGCCTCCAAGCCCAACAAAAGGATTCCCGCCGCGTGGCCGTGTCAACTAGGCGCGGCCATTCTTTGCATATGGAGCCACTAGGCGAGGCTCAAGCACTTGGTAATGCAGCTACCGTTACCCAGCGATTTAAGATAAATCGAGATAATGCTTTTCTTTTGCAGCCGTTTACTGCTAACGTAGACCAACGTATTACTCGCCTTGATATCGACATCAAGAACCCCGGCGGCGCTACTGGCCCAATACTGGTAGAAATCCTAGAGGATGCAGCCGGCCTACCCGGTAATCGCTTATCGGTAAGCTCATTCCTTAACGGAGACATTGGCGATGAAGGCAATTGGGTATCCTGTCGTTTTATTAACCCACCGAAGATTAAGACTGGTAAGAAATACTGGATCGCACTTAAACCCCAAGACGATGCGCTCAAGTGGTACGAGATTGGCTTAGTTAACAGTACACCCGAAGCTCGATGGACGTCTGCGGCTTGGACGGTGAATACCCCCATTACCGGCAAGATGCTACGTTATAGGCTTTATACGGCCCCCGAGAAAAAGCTCAAGGGTGCGTATCGCTTTAACCTGGACAACCGCAACAACCGTACTGTAGCAGTATATGACAATACACTCTATTATGCAGATGAGGCAGCCGGTAAATGGCGCGAGATTATGTCGGGTCTATCAAGCGAGGCTAGCGAGTACAGCTTTGCTAATGGTGACGGTAAGATGTTTTGGGTTAACGGCCACGATGAGTTGCGCTACTGGGATGGCACACCACCTCAAGACCGCACCAATATTGTGGACAACGGCGACTTTAGCCTCCCAAGTGTGCGGTGGCAGGGTAGCGTAACGCGAGATACGACAGTGTATAAATCAGCTCCTGCATCACTTAAGATTACAGGTGGTGGACAACGCTACACCAAGAGCGATATTCAACTCACTAAAGGTAAGCGCTATAAGATTAAATTCTCATCCGTTAGCGCAGCTGGTACGTCTCAAGTGTTCGTAAGTGTCAATACTCAGCTCCGCCCAATTGCAGGCTACCAAAAGCAGATGACCACGACATGGGACAGCCACGAGTTTTACTACTGGCCCGAGTTAGATGTTACGAGCCTTGAGTTTGTCTCAACCGGTGAGGACTTCTGGATAGATGATGTGGAGATTATCGATACGGGTGTTGGCCGTGTTGTAGATACTGAACTGCCTGTACTACGCGAGGTAATGTTCCATAAAGACCGTATGTGGGGCGTTGTAGCTGGCCTACCTAACACGATTAGGTTCTCAGAAGCTCCTGGCAACCCAGCGTGGGATCCGACAGGTAAGGTACCGACCAAGCCAAGCGAGCAATGGTATAACGAATGGCGGAGTACAAGCTTTTTCACTATTCCGCGGCCATTTAACGGTTCACCGGTAGTCAAGCTTTGTTCATTCCAGGACAATCTGGTTGTCTTTACCCAGGATGGCAAGTATATCATTAGCGGGTATGATGAAGCTTCGTTCAACATGCGGCAATCTACCGGTTTTAAAGGTGCTATTGCACGGCGTGGAGTAGTTCAAGATGAGAACGCAATCTACTTTGTAGGCGACGCCGGGCTGTTTATGTTTAACGGCTCAAGTGACGTTCGTATATCAGATGCTATTACTCCATTAATTGATGGATGTCCGCGTATTACCGAGATAGACGCAACCAAGTACAAAGATGAGATACGCTTTTACTTGGCCTCTAGCGGTTCGACAGTTAACGATACGTGTATTATCTACAATAAACCATTAAAGGACATTGAATACGATACGGGCGTCTACGGAGATCGCGCAATCTACTATGACGATGCAGATGACCGTGGACAGCTCGCAGTGTTCAACTCTTACGTGGGGATGAGCTACTATGCAGAGACGCAAGTTTACCATGATATGGGTGCGCCAATCGATTTTGAATACCGATTCAAATACGATAGCATGGGTAGCCCAATGCAGCGTAAACGTCTCAAGCGTTTCTATCCTATCTTTCAAGGTGTTGATTCTACCTTTAAGGTGGGCCTCGCAATGGATAAGGACTTCGCCGATGCGCCAAAGATTAAAGAGCAAGTACTCTCCGTTAATGGTGCAAGGTGGGGGCAATTTAAGTGGGGCGACGGTACGCTCTACGGTGGTAGTAAATCGTTTAAACCAAAGCGCCAAAGCTACTCGGGCTATGCACGATACTGGCAGCTGCGAGTATTCCGCAATGGCGTAGAGAACCGCGTAGCCTTTGTTGGTGCACAATTTAGTTATAAAGCAAAGAGGTTATAAATGGGATTAATTAGTTATTCACAATTACAAGATGGTACTGAGGCTGTAGCGAATGACCTCAATAACCGTTTTGGTACTATCTACAATGAGTTTAACGGTAACATTGATGCCGCTAACCTCAAAAACTCGGCAGTGACTCGCGAGAAGATCGCCGACAATTCAATTACTAAAGATAAACTAGCTCTCCGCCAATATATTGACGATAACGGCTGGACAGTAACCGATATGGGCGGCATTAAGACCTATAGCCGTACCGTGCCCGTAACGGGTACACAGAATGACCATAACGGCCCAGGACACGTTGGTTTGCTTATTGAGGCCAGCGGTCGCCGCGCAGGGCTTGGGAGCTTCCCCGCACCTGTAGGACGTACAATTGATAACATTATCGTTACTTGTACCTATTTTGGCCATTACTCGGGCCACCTAGTAGTAAATGGTGAGAAGCGAGATGGCAAGATCTTTATCTCGGGTGGTAACATCTTCCCCTGGAACCTCTCCTTTGATGGTGAGGTGCACGTCCAGGTAACGGAGAAGTTGTAATGTTGTCTCTTATTCAGCTAACACCTGGGATGGATGACGCGACATTAGTCAATACGATTAATAAGAACTTTGAACAACTCCAAAACGAATCGCGAACTAAGACAAGTAAAGACTCAGCGGGGACGCGCCGACTTCTGATCGGCCGCCCCGTTAATGGGGATCATGACATTATCGCAATCACAGTGCCTGGTAAAGATGTTGTAGAGGAAACTACAGTACGATGATTAACCCGGATAACTTTATATTCCATAGCGATTTCTGGTATCCGACCGACTTTAAAGAGGGCAGTAAAGAGCTTGACGTTAGCCTACCGACAACTACCGCGCTTGACGATATAGAGGACGGCGATTACTTCAGCGCTTGGCTGGAGTATCCGAATCAACCCTGGATATACGGACGCTCACCATATGACCAGTTCAACGTATTTGCTGAGAACGGCAAGCTTTGGTTTGCTAAAGCCCCCCAGTTTGGCGGCGCTCGCTTTAAGGGTACAGTGCATTATAGGATATATCACCGAGACAAGAACTTCCTATTTAGATCGACCGGTAAATGTGAGATAATCGCTAAACGATTAACTGGTACAATGAATATGACGCCAGGCAGCAACGTTTCGGTATTAGATGTCCCCAGCGGTATGAGCGGTAAATACTTAGTACGAGGCACTTACGTCTTTAGAGGTGTGCGCGGGTTGGTAGACGCATCAGCCGGCCCTATTACAGTGTATACAACCTATGACCATAGCGCCAACGTCGTCAAGCTGAACGCAACAATGGAGCAAGCGGCAGTACATGGCGAATTCCTCCAGTACGATCTACAGCTCATACCAGTAAAGACAGATCACCCATGGGTATTTCACTCAGATAAGTTCGCCTTCTGTTTACCCCGCGTAATAGAGACTCAGATACGTGTACAAGGCGTAGCTCCGGCTAGAACAAAATGGCGTATCCGTGGAGAGCCGTTCGATATCCCCGGTACTCGCCAGGCTTATGACTACCTTACTCGTCACTCGATCAATACAAGATGGCAGTCGCGCGGGGCTGGTATGAATGGAGGGCTTAACTTCTTAGGCTTTCTAGAGATTACACATGATAAAATAACCCCGATAGTGGAGGTCGACAATTCATCGTACGGCCAACCTACTGGGATAGATTCAGGTTATCTGATGTTTCGTATTTACGAATACCAGAATAATATTAGTTAATGGAGATAGACGATGGCAACAGCGCCTAAAGTTCAAACAATCCAAGAGTCGATCGGTGACTTAAACCCCGCTTACGAAGGGTCGCGCAATGTCATCAATCAACAAATCGGCAATCTGGGGCAAAAATATGACGCTCAACGTGCCGGTATTTATGCAGCCCGTGGTAACGCCTATAATGCAATCAACAACCAGGCAACAGGTAGAGGCTTAGCCTTCAGCGGTATTCCTGCCCATGAGCAGGCCCGCTATGAAGCTGAAAAGACGCTCCCCGCTTTAATGCAAGCCGACTTTCAACAAAATGATGAAGGCCTACAACTCCAAGGACGACTAGCTGATTTAGACAAAGAGCTACGTACAAACGCCCTTGGCCGTGTAGACCGTCAACAGTCTGACCTTAATAACTGGAATCAGATGATTGCAGGGCAAGAGTTTACTGCAGGCGAGAATGAGAAGAATCGAAACTTCCAGCGCAGTGAACGTGAAGCAACTCAAGCCTTTACCGCTAGCCAAAACGCCCTTAACCGCGCCCAACAGGCTGCCTTAAGTGCGGCTCGCTACTCGGGCGGTGGCGGAGGTGGCGTCCGCTCAGGCTACGCACGGGCATTCAGCGGAGGTGGCGGAAGTAGGGCAATGAGCCCCAATGCGGCAGCTCAGGGCATTATTGCGGGCGCTATTCAAAGTGGCCGAAATATCAGCCCGGCAATATTCCAGCTAGCCCGTGATGCCTACCGAAGCGCAGGCGGCAATACGAGCCAGTTTGCAACTGACTTCTGGAAATACGTGCCCCAAAACCAACGTGGCGGCGATGCATGGAAAGCATATTATTACGGATAAGAGAGGAGAAATAAATGACGGAAGATGAATGGAAGCAAATATACGGTGGGCGATGGAGTCAAGTTCGCGCCGATGATGAGGGTAACCGCTACGATAATGGCTGGAACCCTGATAGTTCGCTAACCTACGAGGAAGAGCAGAAACAACAACAGGAACAAAAGCGCCAAGAAGAAGAAAAGAAAAAGAAAGAAGAAGAGGAAAAGAAAAAAAACGATTGGCTAGGTAACGGTCTTAAATGGCTTGGAGATACAGCTAAAGGCGTAGGCGCAGGTATCCAGCAGGGCGCAGGTAAGCTAGCTAGTGCAGTAGTTGATACCGGTGAAGCGGCAGCTCTTGCCTCCAACCAGATCGTAAACGCATTCGACCAAGACACCAACGCAAAAGCCGGTAAGGCGATTATGGATTCCGCAGAAGGTGCTCGCAAATGGATCCGCGATCAAAAGGACATTACCGGTAAAAATATTGAAGACACCACTAAGGCTAAAGAAGCTGGGGATAGGATCGGCCAAGGTAAGGGTGATGCTCGTGACTGGGCAACTATTACTGGTGATGCACTCGATGCGGCTAGCACTGCTACCGGTTTTCTTAACCCTACTCGTCTGGCTGTAGACGGCGCTGAGTTGACCGGCAAAGCATTAGCTGGCCAAATCGCTAAAGAGGTAGCCGCTCAAGGTGGTGCAAACGCCGCTCAAGGCTTCTTACAAGAATACGGCAAGACAGGTGACATTAATAAGGCCTGGCAAAAGGCCGGCGAGCAAGCTGCTACTGGCGCAATATTCCAGGGCGGCCTCGAAGGCCTAGGTTACGGTATAGGTAAACTCCGCGGCAAAGGTACAGAAGACGCAAATCTCCGTAATGCCGATGACGCCGTAGAGGCTCCTACAAGCGCTAAAACTAGCGAAGATGGGTTAGATATCAACTCAGACGCTAAAGCCGCTCAGACGGGCTCTCAAGAGCTCACAGACACCATTAATACGCAACCTGAGAGTCGATACTCCACACTGAGCACTGAAGAGCTGAATAAAGCTAGTGCGCTAGATCCTCAAAATAAAGAGATTAACGCTGAACTGTACCGCCGGCAGTCGGAAGAACTAAAAGCCCAACGTGAGGCTGAGTCTCTTAACCGTGAACGTAATCCACTAGACGATATCAACGACGAAGTGAATGGCCCTAAGAGCCCCGAAGAGGTTGCTAGACTTAACCAAGACCTCAAGCCGGGTGAGACCCCTAAAGGCCTTACCGAGCAAGAGAAGATGGCCTATGGGGCAGACCCTGAATTTCGTAAGCAAGTTGATGAGAAATTAGCTCAAGCTAGAAAAGATTTCGAGAGCAACGGCCTACCTAATGACAGTAAAGGCGCAGAAGAATATCTCAAGAGATTAGATGAAGGCGCTACCGATATCCTCCCCGACACCTTCTATAAGGTGCGCCACGACGTTGAGTCTATTGGTCAAATTCTTGGCGATGAGCAAATGCCGAAAGAGGTACGTAACGCAGCAGTACAAGCAGCCGACATGGGACGCGAGATCGACGCTAAGCTTGAAAACTTGATGAACGATAACACCTACAACCAGGCACACGCTCAGATGGATGCGGCCTACAAAGAACGACTCGCAGCTGTTAATGATATGCCTGGCCCACGTCAAGAGATTGAGCGACAACGTCTAGACGAGCAGTACACCAGAGACTTACAGGAACTAGAAGAGACTCGCGCACGTGACCTTCCTCAGGTGCAAGAACTTAATGCAATGAAGCAACGGGTGGATGAACGTGCTCAAGAGATCGTAGCAGATACTAATGAGTTGATCCATAGCGACCCAAAGGCATTCCGCCAAGTAGACGAGACTAAACTGGCTGAGCACCGCCAACTGGCAGAGCAAAACCTTGCAGAGGCTAAGAAGTACGATGGCAAGACCACCTATGCATTACAAGAGGTGTCAAAAGCTCAAAACCCAGAAGAGCTAAAGATTGCCCTTGAGCGCAACGGAGAAACGCTGCAGAAAGAGTTAGCCAACACCTTAAACGTCAAGGACATCGAACACGCTAAAGAGAGTATTAGTAAAATTTCTGATACCCAGATGGCCCTAGCTCGTATCACTTCACCGAGCGTCCTGTTCGATAAAGGTGGGCTCAATACCGAAAGCGCCGGACTATTCAGTGAGCTAGTGAATGGTACGGGCCGTGCAGCTGTCGAAGGTGAACAAATCGCTAATCGGCTAAGCGGTATCCAGAAGGCTCTCGGTAGTGATGCAAAGAAGCCCGAGGTAATGGACAATATTGTTGATTACTTGGAAGGCAAAGTCGAAGCATTAAATGTCCCGGGCCACGAAAAGGCAGCTAAAGAAATTCGTACAATGCTTGATGAGGTGAAGCCCTGGCTTAAGGAGAATGGCTACGGCACGATAAATGACTTCTACTTCCCCCACATGCGCGAGAACGACCCCAAAGGCCTAGCTAACCTGTTTGACGAAAATCAACTAGCTAAGGGCGAACTTGGTATCGGGTCTCTTAAATCTCGTAAAAAGGGCGACGAAGAGTATAGTAAGGACGTCTGGAAGGTTCTTGGCGATTACTTTAACGGTATTAACCAGGCTAAAAACATCGAGCCATCACTCCGCAAGATTGAGAGCGTGAGCACCCAGCTTAAGTTGGCTTCAGCCGAGCATAAAAACTTTGAAGCCTACGCCGGGTTCCTAGACAACTACATCAACCAGATAAAAGGTAAGAACCAAAGCAATATCGAGAAAGCTTTCGATGCTCAATTTGGCCATAACGCGTTCAAGAAATCAACCGGCGCAATCCGAGCAGTTAACGCAATGGCTACGCTTGGACTGTCTCCGGTTACTGCGCTACGTCAGATGACCCAGGAGATCGCTACAGTTGCTAACCTCAACCCCAAGTGGGCAGGTGTTGGTATGGTCAATGGTGCACGGATGCTCGCAAGCAAAGAAGGCCGCAAAGAGCTTAAACTCTCCGGCGTACTTGATGAGGGCACCGGTCTCAAAGACCTTAAGGGATTAACTCAAAGCAAGGCTGGCAAGGCATTTGATAAGGTATCTGATGGGCTCATGTCGATGGTATCTACAATGGACAACATTATGCGCGCCCAAGCCTACGCCGGCGCTAAAGCTAAAGGTCTCAAACTCAACGGCGCTAAGTGGGAGCGATGGGCAAACGAGGCTGGCCTAACCGGTCAAGCAGCCCAAGACTTCGTGCAAAAGAAGGCAATGGAGTACGGGACTAAGGCAACAGTTGATACTCAGTTCATTACTAGTAAGGTAGATGCACCTGCAGCCTTTAATGGGCCAGGGATGCGAACCCTTACCCAGCTAGCAACCTTTGATGGCAAACAGGCTGGCTTCCTTATTCGTATGGGCCTCAAGCCTATTAAGGACGTGAAGAATGGCAACTACCGACTAGCCGCTAATGATATGGGCAAGCTTATTGCAATGGGCGCTACCGCATGGGGTGTGCAGGCAACCCTCGGCCAATTTATCGGCATGAAGGAGACCGACCACATCCCATTCTACGACCAAATCCAGGCCTGGACAAACATCGAAGGCAAGGACGAGAAAGGCTTTGAGCGAGACCAAAAGAATAAATTCCGCCGCTCACCCGCAATGACTCTCCTATTCGGTGATGGCGCAAAGAACCCAGGACTTCTCGGCGCACTAGCCAAGAAGGATAAGGGCGAAGGCGTTAAAGAGTTTTGGGACAAGAACTGGCAGTTAATTGTCCCGGCTGGCACGCAAGCTAAGCGCACAACTGAAGGCATCAAATCAGTAGAGGAAGGTGTCGTGAAAAACGATAAAGGTAATACCCGTTTCACGCAAAACCAAGACCAGGGCAATGCCCTTAAGGCGGCAATCCTCGGTAAGTACACTACTGAGAATGGCCAGAAATGGCTCAAGGAAGGTAGCTTCAGCGCGGTTAAAGAGTCTCAGCAGTCTAAAATTGAGAGCCTAGAGTCATCTAAGGAGCGCGAGCAGGCCACTGAGTACTTTAAACGCACCAATAGTATTCCCAGCCGTAAGCAGGCCTATGATAACGCGAAACAGGCACTCCAGGAAGGTAACCGTAACAGAGCCCAGTCTATTATCAGCGAGTATAATAGCAAGGTGAAGGGGGCTTACGACGGCTTTGAGTTGACGAGCGAACAACGAAAGGCTGCAGCCCAGCGCGAAATACAGTTAAACCGAGTCGTCAAGTCCTCTAAACAAAAACATAAGCAAAAATCTGGATGGTAGAATTGTGGCAGAAAATGAAACAATGAACCGGTGGGAGGTCAAAGAGGCCATTCAGCAGGCTATAGACCTCCACGAAACCCGCAAAGCTGCGACATATGTCCCGGTCTATGCGCTCGACCTATATAAGAAAGACATTGAGGCCCGAGTAAAAGACCTGGAAGATGACGCAGCCGAAGCAAGAGATAGAAACCGTTGGCTATTCCGCCTAGTAGTAGGTGCAGTGATTACATCGTTTATACCGATACTCATTGCCCTACTCAGCCGCGGCAGTGGAGGGTTGCTGAGATGACCATTGTTAAGTCGACAATAAGCTGGCTTCGACGAGATAAACTGTTAAAGATATTGTCTTTAATGATGGTGCTTAGTTTAGTTTTTAGTGGCTATACTCTCTTTAAGAGTTTGACTCTCCAGCCGGGCCAATCGGTGACTATCTCGGGCGGTGCTAAAGTAGAAAAACCAGTAACTAGTATTACCAATGCCCAGGTTGACAAAAACGGTGACCTCGTCGTCTATTACTCAAGCGGCGAGTCCCGTAATGTCGGCCAAGTACTAGGGTCTAATGGTAGGGATGGGAGAACACCTTCAAATAGTGAGATACAAGTAGCGGTTAAAGCGTACTGTTCAACTAATAAATGCTCCGAATCCCCCACTAGTGCCCAAGTAATGACAGCAGTAGCTAGTTATTGTGATAGTAGTAAATGTAAAGGCACAGACGGAAAGAGCGCGAGCGATGATCAAGTCGCTTTGGCTGTTGCTAAATACTGTGCAAGTGGTAGGTGTAAGGGTGATACCGGCGCAGCTGGAGTTGATGGTGCAAACGGTATTAACGGTACGAATGGCACAGACGGCGTTAATGGTAAGAGCCCTATACTTAACTGTGTGAATATAAAAGACAACTCGGGTAATCAAACATCTTGGGTAGCGTGGAAGTACGACGGTGAGGATAACTCAACCTACCGGCGCATGTACAAGATAGCTGGTGACTCGACTTGCATTAATATCTAGGAGAATGAATGGCACTAGCAGCTAATGCTCAAGATTGGGCAAGCCAGCGTATCGGGATCTTTTTCCCAGCTGGAGAATCAGACAATAGCCAAGGCTATTTAACCGGGCAATGCGTGAGCCTCATTAAGTGGTTTCTCGCCGAGATGTGTGAGAAGATACCAGAACCATTCCGGGCTCGTGGCCACGCCAAAGACTTCGGTAGCGCTCTCGTAGCAGAAGGTTTGGCCGACCAAGTGGGTGACCTCAAGCGGGGCGATATTCTTGTTTGGCCCTACGATGGTGGCGGCTACGGCCATATCGGCATCTATATGGGCGATGGCACAGTGTTCGAGGAGAACGTAAGCGCTAGCGGCCAGCGTGCCGCTAACTTCGGCGCGGGTATCGTATATGCCGCTGATGTTGACCCGTTGAATGCAGGCTGGCGAGTAGGTGGTTACAATATCTACCGCGTGCGTACTTACGTTGAGAATATCGTAGCCCAGCGTGATCGAAGCGATGAGATCAACTTCCTTAATGGCTTGTACCGCCAGATCCTTGACCGCAACGTTGACGAGGGAGCTATTGCTCACTACCTCAAGCAGATTGATAGCGGGTGGAACTGGGAGCAAATCAAGCAAGACCTCCTCGCCTCAGCTGAAGGGCAACAAGTACAATCCCGACGCGTAGAAGAAGCCAAGGCAAAAGCCCGCGAACTACAGGCGGCGTTTGACAGTGAGACTAACGAAATTAAGCGCCTCTATAAAGAGATTCTCGAGCGCGATGCAGATGAGGGCGGTATCGAACACTACCGCAACCAAATCCGTAATGGCTGGAACTGGCAGATGGTAGCAGATGATCTACGTAATAGCAATGAGTACAAAGAGTTACAACGCTCTAAAGAGACGCCCGCGCCTGAAACTCAACACGTAGAAGACCGCGCTGCTGTCACCGAGCCTACGCCCGAGCCTGAGCGGGAAGCGCCTACTGTGCAAGCTCATGAGAGCCCCGTAGAGCAGCCCAAAGACGAAGATAGTACAACTATACTAAAAGATATTAGAAACCTCTTACAGAGCCTCCTAGAGGCCTTTAAGGGTATTTTTAAGAAGGACTAATTATGGAAGCATTGAACCTATTTATTATCCCTGCAATTGTTAAAGCATTTGACATGCTGAATAAGAAAGAATGGGGCGGGCTCGGTAAGCTCATCCTCGCAGTTGCCACCGGCGCAGCTGCTGGGTATCTTGGCCTTCAAGGTCTCGATATCTATAGCGGTATCGCACTTGGTCTACAGTCGGCAGGTATTGTCACCGTTGCAGCTAAGGCTAGCAATAAATAGAAAAAGCCCCCAGTTATTGGGGGCTTTTCTTATTGGGCATCTCTTTTAAAGATGGCGAGGTCAAGCAAGTGCTTCTGGTACTCATCCAGTGCTTTACGCTCAGCGATGAGTAACTGCTCTTTATTAGAGAGTAACACGTGTTGGCGGGCAAGCTCAACCGAATCAGCGTTTGATTCCTCTAACACTTCAACCCGGGCCTTGCACCACTTAAGTTGCTCAACCAACTTGGCGTTGTCGATTTCAAGGTTTTTAATCCTGTTCTTCAGCGCCTTGTCGATTACGTTTTTCAAAATATTCATCTGCAATCTCCAATATACGTTCATCGCTTAAGTATTTAATTATTATCATAGCCTACCACCAAAGTGGGGCAAGTGAACTTGTCCGCGTCATTAAAGTTATCAACAATAGCGTACTTCAGATCGCCCTCTTTAGGTACTTCCCTCGCCCAGTAATCGATAGGATCTTCGCCGTAATGTTGACGTACCTCATCATAAGGGAAGCTGCGCTCGTCTAGGTCTTTGATAGCATCACCTGCTGGGTCGTCATCTACGTTATACACAGACACTCGGTAGTCATGTGCCATCAACATTGCCGCGATATGTTCAACCGCCGGGTTGGTTGTTGTCCGATAATCGATTAATACAGTTTCCATACTATTGGCATCCTGAGCACCCTAGCAGTTCGGCGGGGTCGACAATCTCGCCATTCACTACGCGTCGCTCTTTGTTATTTGATTCAAAATGTTGCTGCGCCTCTTCAATGATCTTGAGTTTCTCCTCGAGGGTGTCAGCCTCTTCTAGGCGCTTAGTTAAATCTTGCTTATAGGTCATTTAATCGATCTCCTACTAGTTTAGCGTATCCTGCAATATCGATATAGCTATCTGCGTAATAAGGGTCGCCATTAACGATGCGGCCAAGCTTATGGGCGATCATCTCCAGCGTCTCCTTAATGTCATCGTCAAGTGTTGCGACGTCTACGTTTTTGTTGTTCTTGAGCCCCATGTAAAGGATCTGTTTAATGCTTTGACTAATCGTGGCGTGATCTGCGTAGTCGCCATAGCGCTTACCCCGCTCAGCTGTAACCTCATCAATACTCGTCATAGCGTCTCCTTAACATCGTTAACTGCCTGCTCATATGGTTCACCGCCAATAAGGACAGCGATTACTGCAAATGTGATCATCACGCCGTAAGCGAGAAACGCCAATACCGCTACAGGGAATGCGAGAATAACGCGCACATATTCGAGTAATACTCTCATAAGAAGAAATCCTCCTGTTTAAATTGCTCCATCGGGTCTGGTTCTGCACCCTTCATAAAGTAGTCTAGCTCGTACCCTAGCTGTTTTTCTATCTTGTCTCTACAAGTAGGACAGATAGTCCAGTCATAGTCCCAGCTTATAATCCAGTTAGGCGGCAAGAAATCCCGATATGTCAACTCCATCTCACCGCAAACGTAGCACTCAACGTCTCGGCTTAAAGGAGCTTCTCTATTGCTATACATTGACCAATCGCCCCTCCTTCTTTACACTAGCCTCACTCGACCAGCCACCACACTGTAGACACTTATAGCGCTGTACTCGGCCTGAACGCTTACGATAGCTGCCATCTTTACGGATGTTGTCGCTGCCGCATTTAGGACAGATGCCATCAATACCTGTATGGTCACCAATGTTGGGGTGGTTGTGGATCCATGGGCGCAGCTCAGCGTACAGACCGGCGAGTACTTCAACATCCTTATTGTTGTAGGTCTCCATAACATCCCACGCCTTTTTGTCGTTCTTAATAAGGCAATCGTACCAAACGTCTGCATAGGTGGATTCAGTCTTACCTTCACCCAGCAAGAGCTTACCTAAACTGTCAAGGCTATTGCTATTAAAGCGTGCAACTGACCGCGCAACCTGTAGGGTGTCTACTGTTTTATATGGACTAGGCGGCGTAAGGTGGTGACGAATAAACATCGCATTGCTTACCTTCTGGTCAAACCGACGTCCGTTATGTGCTACGAGAATATCTGCCTCGTCAAACAATGCCCAAAGCTTTTTGACAACTTCTTTCTCGCTCGTATCGCGTTGGCTTACATGGTGAATACCCTTCTCGCCAAACCATTGATATGAGAAACACATAATCTCAGGGTCTCGCTCCACCTTTAGCACGTTGGTTTTCCATAGGCCGTACGTCCAACCTAGTGTCGCACTTACTTCTAGATCGTAAATAAGGATCTTAGGTAGTGGATCAAACTCTTGCTGGCTAATCTTCGTCAAATTCTGCACAAAGCTCCTCCAGTTCTATACTTGATAGTCGGCTATTAACTAGCCAAATCTCCGCCTTATCGGCAGGTTCATACTCCATTACGGGTATATTCACTGTTTTCTCTCCTTCCTTTATATCCCCGCCAGCTTTAGGCTAGCATTTGGACTTGAATAGCTCTATTATAATGCCGGAGCTATAGACGGCACTATGTATTAGGTTACCACCATCGTTTGGCTTGCCATGACGCCCAGGCTTGCGCCCAACCGCCGTAGCGGCCCTTAGCGTAGGCGTCAGCGCCTCGTATATGGCCGGCAATATTACCGGTGCCGCCCCATTTACCACAAGGTAGCTCCTGGAAGTAGGCACATGCGCCACCGTTAGGGTTAACCGCGTTAGGGTTACAGCTCGACTCCTTCTGGGCTATTTGTAGCGCAAAAGGTAGGTCAGCTTGTGATATGCCATTAGCAAGCAAGATCGAACTAATGGATTGGCACCCAGCCGGAGCGGCCGCTTGTACGACAGGCGCTGGCTGAGGCGTAGTCTTTGTTGCAGCTTCTTTAGCTTGAGCCTCCTGCTGAGCTTTGGCTTCTTGGGCTTTCTTCTCCTCGGCAGCTTTTGCCTCTCGCTTATTCTGCAAGCTGACTTTTAAACTTTGGTTTTCCTTTGTAAGATTCTCGGCGTTTTGCCTTGTTTCGCGCAAAGATGACTCAATGGTCGTCTTCTCTTTTTTGAGCGATTCTACGGCCTCTGAGCGTGCTCTCAGCGCATTTTTCGTTGTATTAGTCTTTGCCTCCTGGCGGACTAGGTCTTGCTTTACATTGTGGTTCGCGTTAAGTGCGATAATGTTCAACACGACCAGCGCGAGTATAGCAGCCGGTAGGGCGTACTTCTTCGCTTTCGTTACTAGGTTTTTACTAATATAACCTCCTATTTAAATTCTTTGAAGGATCATCCCACGCGCCTCTCTATTGCTCGACGCCCTGGTATTCCGCAATCTCTTCCACTGTATAGCCTTGCTCTAAAAGCTCAACTACCTTTTGTCCGATCTTACTCATATATCATTTCTCCTTCCTAGTTAGTATACTACACCAACTCATATGGATTGTCTAGCGTAGAATTTACAACATTCCGCATCTCTGCCAACTTAACTGAGGTTAAGCCTAGTTGATTTAGCACCCTATAGAGGGCGTCTAGCTGAGCGTAGTCTCTTTCTGGCTGTATGGGCGTGTCTATTATCGCCTTGCCGTATGACTCAAATGTTTGTATTACTTGTCGCTTGTTCACCTACATCTCCGATAAAGCCCTTAAAAAGTCCCGCGTTTCTTGCGATACGAGTGGCTTCCAGCGCTTACTACCCTTACGATAGTTGCAGCCACCATGAGCGGGCTGTATGTTGGCTGGATCATACATGTTTGAAGCCTCGCGGGGCTGTATATGGTCTAGTGTCACTTCATTTAATGGGACAAATTTATTGCAGATACCGCACAAGTAGCAGCCGTTATCAAGCGGCGGGTTATCCTCTAGCCAGTAACGACGAAAAGCGAGCCATGCCGACTCGCTATCCGTATAATTGTTGGGGTCAAATGTATCTAACTTCGACAAGTACACCCTCCTGTCCTTTTTGCACCTTAACGAAATCATCCCCGTCAAAGCCCTTGACCCATGATTGGTTGTCATTGGGTAATACGCCGGCATGTTGCATCCCATCTAGCACATACTTACAGCCAAACCGTATGTTGTCAAAATCATGCTTACCCGAGTAGTACCAAGTAAAGCGGATTTTGCACGGCTTCTCTATTACTGGTTGGCCTTCAACCTGTGAGGCCACCAACTCATTCATCCTTTTCTTAAGCGCCGCGCCTGCAAACCTATTTACCCGGTTGGCGTTATCATGTTCATTAAGCTTAGCGAGATTACCATTAATCTTGTAAGATATCATCTAACATCCTATCTATCGATTGTTGCTTTTCTAGCTCTGCCCTCTTGCGCTTCTCTCTATTGGCCACCGACGCTCTATTGCCCTTGAGCCTAGCTGCTTGGTCAAGCGTATGAGCTTTACCGCGTGCGTGGGCTAATACTCCTCTTAGTCGTGCGCCCTTCATCCTGCCCCACTTCTGGAAGGCTAGAGCAGCCGGCGAGTCCTCTTTACTAGCGGGCACGAACTGTGACTTAACCTTCGGCCTTCCTCTGCGACTGGAGCTCGATCGTACGGCCTTTGATCGCGTCGATGAGGTCGTGCGTGTCTGCCGAGATTGACTTGAGTCGCTCATATAATACCTTAGCCTCCGCGTATACTTCTTTACTTTTAATATATTGTTCATCTGCATGCTTAGCTTCTGATGCGGCAGTTACTGGAAACTTCTCTCGGGCCCTTAAAAATGCCCGCGATTTTTCCGTCTCCATCTCACGTTCTGCCTTTAATAGGTTACGCAGTGCGTCCTCTTTAAACTCGGCGAGGTATCCTTTCATTGCAGAAAGCTTAAGGGCGGTGTAACTAAGTACATCCGCCCCTTGCGCTTTAACCCATTGTGCATCAGAAAACTTTTCGTTGATGAACATAATGTTCTGAATAATTTTCTGGTAATCTATCATCTTAACTAGTAATCAAGGTTTGTAAGGTCTGGAGCACTTTCTCCCGGGTCGTTGGCGACATTGCCCTGAAACCGGGCGAGGTTATCAAACTTAGCCTCCAATGCCGTTACACGATCCTCAAGCGCCTTATACTTTGCATCGTCAGTTGTTGATTGTTGCTGGGGCGCTTGGTGGCCAAATGGCTTCTGCGCCTTCTTGAATTGTGCTTTGCCCCACTGGTTCTTGATTACGTCGCCATAAAGGTAGTCGCCCTTATTAACGGCGTTGCCCGGTTTTTTAAGGATCTGCATCCAACCTTCTACCGGCTGATCTTTAACCTTCACCATGTAAACGTGGAACTGATTACCATTAAATTCTTTAACGGTGACTTGCTTAGTGTCGCGGTCCTTCCCTTGAAACGCATCTGTTACGAGCCAATCTTGTGCCATTTATTTACTCCCTTTCTTTTTAATTGTTGGCTTATCACTGGGCTGAACAACTTCAACCCCTAAGTGATCTAAAATCAATGCGACGTTATCTCGCAGCTCGTCAATCGCTACTGTCTGGAGCATCTGAATATCGTCAATGTCCTGCATCCAATCGCCGATGTTGTCGAACCCTTTCCGCAAGTTTTTCAACTCTCTTTTGTTGGCATCGAGCTGATCCCATGCGTTGTTGTTAGCGTCTAGCAGCTTGTCTACCGTTTTGTCGGTCGCGCTTAGCTTGGCGTTCAACAGTTTATATTTTCCTAGCATTTAGTCCTCCTTTAATGCTTTAGATATATCAACGACATCGTGCGTGTAATGAACCCAAGGCCTCTTGCCCTGTACTAGTCGCTCAGGGTCTAGGTGATGAATTTGCAGCTCTTTTGTATTAATCCCGTACTGCTTAAGGATGTAAGCATAGAACGACAACTGCAGCCAATACTCGCCGAGCTGGGTATTATCGACATCTTTCTTAAACGGGCTGTCTTTCTCCTGGTAAACGCGCTTCGTCACTGAGTCATTGGTTTTGAAATCGTGCACTATTACAGTATTCTTGTCAACTACTTCTAGTAGGTCAATAGCTCCGCAGAAACGTAAACCCTCGTGCCAAATGAATTGCTCAGCTAAGTAATTACCTGGTCCTAGATCTTCTATAAATGTTTTAACGATGTGAGCGAAGAATGGGTTTTTGCTAAATGCTTTATTAACTCCATCCTTGCCTTTGATTTTGTCGCCAACCTTATGGTGGTTATAATAAAGCTCCATCGCGGCGTGGACAGCAGTGCCGTAACCCGTAGCAATATCAGCCTTCATCTCCCAAGTTTTCTCTACATCCTCACGCTTGACGTCCTTCTCTCGCTCGTAGTAATCAAGTACACGCTCTTTGTCTTCATCGGTGAACTGCTTGAAAAACTTACGAGGGAAGCGACTACCTGACATGTAATGAGGCAGGTAGATATGACCATTGTCTACGCCTACTGTAATCTCCCGCCCAAGCACCTTAGATTTGTATACAGTAGGGTTCTTCAGATTCATCGTTCGCTCATCGCTCAACGAATCTGCTTGCGCAGAATCTGTCTTCAGACCCCTCTGAGAGGCCGTAGGATCGTTCGTAGCGTCAGAGATGGGTTCAGATACCTCTTTCTCGTATTTGAGACAAATATTCATGCCTAGGTTCTTTCCCTTGTCTCCACCGGTTACTTCACTAATCTTTATCTCGACTTCTCGGCCGGCGTCTAAAGCTTCGGCGATATCTTTGTTCTTGTCTTTGGCAATATACCCAACTGGATACCACTTGCCTTTAATGTCTACATCCACTGCAACTGCTCGTGTATCGTATTGGTTTTCAGGCTCTCGCCTAACCCGGAGGCTTTCGCTACCCTCCAGGTGCGCAAGAATGTCTTGGCGGTTCTCGAATGTTGTGCCAACGATCTTGCTGTGATAATTAACTTCCTTCATGTTTTCAGTATACACCCTAGCAATATTCTAGTCAATAGTCAGTGTCGTGTAATATTTACAACGTGCTATATTGCTAGTGAGGCCTCACTCCTCTCTCTTTCACCCCGCTATTCTTGGCGGGGTTTTTTCTTTGCTTGACCTTTGTAACACTTCGTCAATCATTCGCGCCTCATCTGACATCTGAAGAGCCATCTTATTAGCTCCTTTAATGTATAAACCATCTAAAGAGACAACGCGGCTTAGTGCAACGTATCCTTGTCCCGGCACGAACGCTTCAGCCAAATCAATCTCGGCGGCGTCTAATGTCATTCCCTGGCTTTTATGGACTGTAATAGCGTATGCAAGCCTTAATGGTACCTGGGTAACCGCGCCGAGTGTGACGCCCTCATTGCTTACCTCCCATGTATCGGGATTTACTACAACCCCATTGCCGTGGAAGTCTACAACTGGCAGCCCATCCTCTAATGCGACAACCTTACCGAGCGATCCGTTATGGTACAAACCCTCGCTATTATTCTTAGTGGCAATAACAGGTGCGCCGACTTTTAACTCGAGCAACTCCGGGCTTTGTATTGATCCCTTTAATCCGTTAATGATATTAATATCACCCTTCTCGGTCATCATGTAAAAGATAGAGTCACCCTTAAGTTTACTCAACTGATAGGCGTTCTCGCTATCTACCTTCCTATTAAGGGAGTACAGCCGCGGTACTTGTCGATTAGGCTTAACCATTCTACTTTGAATATAAGCTATATGGCGCTTAAAGAGCTTCCCGCCGCGTACTCCAGCTAATAGATCACGTAATCTATCATCCTTTTGGCGGTACACCTTAGTGAGGTAGCAGCTTCTAATATTAAGTTCGTTCCAGACCTTGCTGTTAGTAATAAACTTACCTTCAACTGGCGGTAACTGGTAAAAGTCACCGCATAAGATAAGCTGTATACCACCAAATGGCCGGTTATCGTTACGAGCCCATCTGAGCACAGTATCTAACATGTCAAATACAAAGTCTGGCATCATACTCACTTCGTCTATTACAAGAGTGGCGGTCGTTTGAAACTCTTTGCGCTTTTTCTTACTAATGGTAAATTGCCAATCATCCGGAAGCTCTTTGCCTAGCCCGACTCGTGCCCAACTATGGAGCGTCTGC